AAATATCTATATATTAGAAAAAATAAAAAAAATACAAAAAATATTACTCTATAAATATTTTTTTTTAAAAATATTCCAGCATATTTTTTAATTTTAAAATTAAAAGTTTTACTAGTACAGTCTATTTTTAATTTATTAAAAACAATATCATCTATAAGTTTTGGCTTACTATAAGCATTTCCATCTATAAATTCCATATATATATATATATATATAATATAATTTTATTATAACTTTATTATATTTTTTTCTTTATCATCTAAATAACTTATCCATTTATTTCCAAGAATTATATCATATTTGTTTGTAATATTATACCATCTTTTATACCATGGTCCTCCATCAGTAAAATGTAAAGCTTTTGGATTTTCTTCATCATAATAATATTCTACTAAATAATTATATGTTTTTGGTATTTCATTAATATTTTCAGTCCATTCCATTCTATGCAGCCATTTAGCCGATTTATTATTAATATTATCTAAATTTAATTTTTTACAATCATTATGTGAACAATTAAATACTATTAAACTTGACCAATTTTTTCTAGGATACCATTCTTGTAATTGTCCATCCATTTTATATTTTAACTTACATTCATTATATTTATGTTGAACACATGAAATAGCTTTTCCTTTATTAATATATTTTAATACTTCTAAAATATTACAATTCCATAAAAAGTCTGAATCACAAAAAATAGCATAATCCTGATAATTATTTAAATAAGGAACTAAAAATCTGGTATATGTAAATTCAGTAGAACCATCATCATTCTTTCTATTAAATATCTTTTTTTCTTCTAAATCTTTTTTTATTAAGGGTATTATATTAACTTTATTATTATATTTAAAAATGCTTTTTTTACAGACATTATAAGCTAATTCTTGTCCATAATTACTAGAATCAAAACCAATATATATATTTATCATAAATATATAATTTTTTAATATTTAAATAAATAAAATATATTATATTATACTTTATCTGTTTTTCTACTAGTGTATTTACACTACATAATTTGTAGTTAATTTATGCAACTATTTTTCAATACTTTAATTGAATTTAGTAAATTATTAATGTTATCTAGTAAATGTCCAATTTCATAATCATATTTATCAACTAGTTTATCTATGAACTTGTCTATATATCGTTACTTCTTCAAGTGATGTATTGAATATACAGTGACCAATGTAGATTATTAATTTTTATATGCATTAATTAATTAAAATTTACTTCCCAATTTTTTAATTTTTCAACTTCAAGTGTATGTTCAATGTTATTTCTTTCTTTTTTATTAGATACTTCTATTAGTCTTAAATGTAAATATAAAACACCTCCTATATGTGTATGTAAATATAAATGTTGTTTCTTCTTTATAAAATATTTATTTATTATATAATATAAATGTTTCTATAATTTTTTTTTGTATGCTATTAGATGATTTTTTTATAAATTATTTAAGGTGAAGAAATTCATTATTATAATTATTTTTATTACTAGGACAAGGTATTATCAGTAAATTGTTGATATTGCTTTTAAACTCAATAGATTGATTTTTTCTTTTACAATTCTTTAAAATCTTATCTCTAAAACAATCTGTTGTATTACTAAATTTTTTTTTTACAATTATTAATAAATTTTTTTTCTACTAATTTAAATGTAAATTTTTTTTTATATTCATCTATTATAGAAAAATTAATACTATCGCATAGCCACATATAGCCATCATTATCTTTACCATTTATAGGAAATATATTAGTACATTCTCCATTTTTCCACAAATTTAAAATGTATTTCCAAGTTATATCTAATTTATACTATTTATTTGATTTTAAACTAATAGTATTTGATATGTCTTTACATACTACTAATTTTTTAACTTTTTTATATTTTAAATATTTTTTATAATAATATTTTTATCAGACATTATATATATATATATATATATATAATGCTAGAAATTAAATTAAATTGGGAATCAAGATTATATAATGATTACAATTTAGATTCAATTGCGGTATATAATAATAATATTTATATTACTTGTAAAAGTAAAGATACTATATTAGTATTAAATTTAAAAGGTGAATTTGTAAGATTTATAGGAAATAATTTATTTAATAGACCAAATGGGATTTTAATATTAGATAATATTATGTTTATTACAGAAAGAGATTCGCAACAAATTCATTTATATGATATAGATAAGGATTTAACTATTGGTGTTTATGGAAATAATATTTTAAAATATCCATATGGAATTAAAGGTTTTAAAATTAATGGAATTTATAATATTTATGTTACTGATAATAAGCTAAAAAAAGTTTTTAACTTCAATTTTAAAATGATAAATAATAAATTTTATTTTAAGATAATAAAATCCTTTGGTAATAATCTAAAAAAAATAGAATGTATGTGTATAGATAAAAATTATAATAGAATATTAGTTTCAGATGAAGAAGAGAAGAATATACAAGTTTATAATTTAAATGGTGAATATTTAAAAACTATAGGAAATAAAATATTTTTAGGTGATCCTGAAGGAATGGACTTGTATGAAATAAATGAAAAAGAAGGATTTTATATTACTACGGACCAAACAAGAACGAATAATAGATTTCATTTATGGGATAGAAAAACATTACAATATAAAGAAACTATTTATAATAAATATGTTACTAATACTGATGGAATATGTATATCAGAAGATAAAAAAAAATTATATGTAATTAATAATGATTTATCAGTTTGTAGCTTAGAGTTAATAGAAAAAAAGAATAATAATCTTTTATTATTTTTTTCAATATTTTTATTTTTTAGATTAATTTTTTAAATAGTTAAATAATGAATACAAGATTTATTATTATTTACAGAGTTGCTAACCAAATTTTTTCAGTTAATTTTCCTAATTGTTTATTATATAACTGATTAAAAACCTTGGGTAATATATATTCCTCATAAATATTTGCTTTCCAATTTGTAAAATACTCATCCATTTTTTTCTTAAATATTTTTTCTATTTTTATTTGTTCATTTTTATATCTGTTAATAAATAAACCCATACTAATTAAAGGTTTATTTAATACTAATTTTAGATTTTTATTTAATATTTTTGATAGTTTCAATAATTTTTATTTAAATAAGTTTCAATATCGCTACTATTATGTTAAGTAACATAAATTAAATAAACAATTAGAAACACAATATAAGAAAAAAATAGAAAAATTAAATAAAGAATTAGAAATAGAAAAAGAAAGAAATAAAGAAAGAGTAGAAAAAAATATAATCGAAATAGAATTAATAACTAGTCGAATAGAAAATTTGGAAGAAGATACTTAATTTATAAAATATTGATATATTATTTATAAAAATATTTATATTAATAATATTTTATGAGTGCTATCTTAAGAATAAAATAATATATAATTTTATTAAATAATAATATATAATATTTAGAAAATAATAATACAACATTAAAAACATTATATATAAATAATAAAGAAAAATTAAAAAAAAAAATAAAAAAAAAAAAAAAAAAAAAAAAAAAATAAAAAAAAAAAAATAATACAAAAGAACTAGAATTATTAAATAATAGATTAGATAAATTAGAAATAAAAAAAAATTTTAAAGAATATTATACTAATAGTTCTATAAAATATAAAGGAGAGTTAAAAAATGATAAAGCTCATGGTTTTGGTAAATATTATGATGAAAAATAAGATAAAACAATATTTAAACAATATTATGGTGATGGTTCAATAAAATATGAAGGTGAAATAAAAAATGGTAAAAAAATAGTTTAGGTAAATTTTATTATCATTATGATATGGTATATGAAGGTGAATTTAAAGATAATAAAAGAAATGGTATAGGTAAAATGTATTATACAAATGGTTCAATAATGTATGATGGGGAATTTTAAGATAGTAAATATATAAGTAAGAATTTAAATAAATATTTTAATTTATAAAAATTGATGTTTCTTTTTTAGTTATATTTTCAAAATAAATATAAACATTTATATAAGGAAATTGTTTAGTGGCTTTTATATTAATTTTTTTTTACTTTGGTTTTTCGTTTTTTAAAATATATTTTCATAATAGAATTGCTTAAACCATTCCATTCATAATTATATGACAACTCTTTAGTAAATAAATTATAGATAAATTTACTTTCATTTAAATTTAATGAATAGTGAAGTTTTAAATATACATTTGTATTAATTGATAAATCATTGTTTAAATATACCATCAGTATAATACTAGGAGTATCTTCATTATGTTTATAATACTTATCTAAATAATAACTATAATAATCATGCCAATAATGATTTTTTTGATTCGGTGGTAATAAAATTGTATAAAATTTAATTTTGTTTTTTAATTTTGGAACAATATTATTTATTATTTTCATAATTAATTTATTATCTTTAATATAATTATTAATTTTGTTTGGTTTAATATCTTTAAATCCACAATATTTATCCATATATTTATCCATATATTTATCCATATCTTTATCCACATACTTATCTATATATTTATCCACATACTTATCTATATATTTATCCATATTCTGTGATACATTAGTCTTTTTTTCTTTTTTTTTTTTTTTTTTTCTTTTTTTTTTTATTTTATCCATCTTTTTATATTTTTTTTTATTTTTGATACTATCCATATATTACCATCATTTCATTTCATTTTCATATTTAAATTTTCTACATGGGTACAATATCCTAAACCTTTTAGTGATGGTTCATTACCTTTATATATAAAATAATCATTAATTAAAGTAATTATAATATATGGGATTATCTAAATTACGTGATGAGATATAAAAATTTTCATCTAAAACATTATAATATTTAAAATTTTTTTTTATTTTATATCCTATTCCATCATTATTTTTTACCAAATCTGAATTATAAAAAAGAAAATTACCAGATGATGGTATAATCTTATTTAATAATTTTTTTTGTTCTTTTATATCTTCATCTGTAATCTTCTTATTATATTTATATTTGTCAATATGATTAGATGGTAATAATAAACTAATTAAACAAAACCCTATTAAATAAGTTAATACATAATTTATATTATTTTCTACAAATTTTTTAGGTATACTACCATCATTGGTATCAAAATCATTTATACATGGTTTATATGTGCCAATATAGTTATTCTCTGTAGAATACAGCATAGAACCAATATCACCTATTCTTATTTTATACTTTCCTTTCTCAATTACTTCATATAATATATTATTCAATTTAATATCAATATAAACATAAGTGGAATTTATAGAATGTAAGCATCGCATTTGTAGAATAATAGTATTCACAATATCTATTATATTTTGTATATTCGAATTATAATTGCTAAAAATAATATTTGATTTAGTTATATTTTTCCTTAATATATTTAATGACGTGTCTTCTAATAATGAGAGTAAATCACCAGATAATTTTTCCATTAAATATATATATCTTATATTTTCTTTTCCTGCTTCTTTTTTAAATCCTTTACTAATCTCTGTTAAAAATATCTGATTTAAAATATTACAACCATTACTATAATCTTCACGTTTTTCATTAATTTCATTACTAATATTTGTTTCATTGTCACTACTAGCTACTTTAATACATCCATCTATTATGGTATTGTCGTAATTTATTGTCACACCAAATACCTCACCATAAGTACCCTTACCTAAGTTTTCTTGATCATATAGATTAGATGTTACTTTGATCACTTTAGTTTCATTATTATATATATATTTTATATCAAAGCTTATTTCTTTATTATTTACGGTATACTCCACGTTATTAATGTTATTTTTTCCTTCTATATTACTATCAACACTTTGACACTTAAAAATATTCATAAACTCATCTTTATTTATGTCTTTATTTATAATATTATTTTCTTTATTATTTTCTTTATTATTTTCAATTGATATAGATTTATTTATATATACATTTCCTGTACAAATATTTGTTTCTTTATTTTTACATGAAATAGTATATTTTTCTTTTGGGCATAATATCTCAGTATAATTCTCCTCTTTTAAACATATTCCGTTTATTTTTGAATTATCTATATCGCATATAATAATTTCTGAATCATCTGTATTAAAACATTTATAATCACCATCACTTATAATTTTATTCATTTCTGTTGTTATTTTTTTTTTTCCAAACATTTTTTTTTCTGTAGTTATTTCTTTATTTAATGAAAAACCTAACTCTTTTCTCTCATCACAAAGTATAATTTTCTCATCTTCTGTATTAAAACATTTGAATCTATCTATAATATTTCTATTTATTTTTTCTATTCTTTCCTTATTAATCATTCTTTTATATACCATATCTCCACCTTTTAATTCTAAATATTTTTTTTTATATTTTAAATATTTTTGTTTATACATTATATATATA